TCATAAGAAAAAGGAAGAAAAAATGGCCAAAACACGAAATCGTATTAAGAAAATGAACTTTCAAATTCAAGAGCGAAAAGTAGAAGAACTTGCACCACTTTCAGAGGATGATAAATATATTATAGAAATGGCAGGATACCAAAAGTTAATAGGACGAGCTTATGAAGACATTCCAAGACTTGCAAGAGGGACTCAACGACCCTAACATATTCAAAGCGTTTTTCCTAGCTGGTGGCCCTGGCAGCGGTAAGTCATACGTTGTCAGGAAAACCACTGGTGGAACAGGATTGCGTATTGTCAACTCTGATGATGCGTTTGAGTTTCTACTCAAGAAGGCAAATCTCTCTCTAAAGATGCCACAAGAGGAAGAGGAACCCAGAGAAGTTCAACGCAGTCGTGCAAAAAGAGTGACCAAACGTAGAATGGGAGATGTTTCTACAGGTAAGGGTGGATATCTTGAAGGTCGCATTGGATTGATTCTTGATGGCACTGGTAAGGACTACGATAAGATTGCGTCCCAAGCCACACAATTGAAGCAACTCGGATATGACGTTCATATGATATTTGTCAACACCTCTCTTGATACAGCACTTGCAAGGAATGCAAAGCGTGACCGCTCTGTTCCAGAGGATATCGTGGTCAAGTCGTGGAATGACGTTCAACGCAATATAGGTAAGTTCAGCCAGTATTTTAGACAGAATTTTGTGGTGGTGGATAATAACGATTCCGAAGAGGATGTGATGACCCCTGTGTTCAAACAAATTAAGGGTTTACTTAAAAAACCAGTGAGGAGCCCTATCGCAAAGCAGTGGGTTAAACAAGAGATGAAACGTAGAGGCGTCACCAAAGCACCCAAAGGTTTTTAGAAAAAGTTGTTGACAAACCCCTTTCATTGTGGTAGTATGTAATCATGATGATAAAACTTACAGGTAAAACGAACCACGGTAAGAACCGTATTCGTGAACATGGCGACCTCTGGGAAGTCCTAGAGATGCCTACAGGTGTGATAAAAATGTCACACAAACCCCATTTCCCCCCTATAAAATCAGTCAAGACAGGCGAAGAAAGATGGCTAGATGATGTCAATTTTTCTTGGATTCCTGAAAGATTTTAGTTGACAAACTCTATTCCGTATGGTACTATAGCTATAGTGATGATGAGAAAAGAGGTTAAAGAGATGATGAATCCAGTGATTAACGTAGGCACTAAAAAGAACCCTATGATGGTTCTCTGCGCCAACACTATGATAATGATGTATGAAGAGGCCACTGGAAAGAAATTCCGTGAAAATATGGACGATTACATGAAGTATTGTGACGACTACTGTGATGCATACAACGAGAAAATAATTTCAAAAAAGTGAATTTTCTTGTTGACAAACCCTGTTTTATATGGTACTATTAGACATACTGAGAAAACAAAAGAGGTTATTGATATGACTGTTTATGTAAAAGACGCTTCTAAGTCGGTTCTGTCTGGTCTTTCTAAGATGAAGGCTGCGATGATTGAGGACTATGCAAAGTTCATGCCGCCTGAGAAGAGTGAAATCACTGCAAAGATGAACAAAGAGTATGCAGAGAACTTCGAGATCAAGTACGGTAAGAAGTATATCAAGATTGTAGAGAACGGTGGTGGTGTAAAAGCCTTCGTTGTCGGTGTTGAAAATGACAAGAGGTTCAAGTTGGGTGATATTCTGTTGCCTGCTGGTTACAACGCTCCTGCTCGGAACTTTGCTCGTGGTAACATCCTTGACGGTGGTTATAACATCGGGTGGACTGGCCCCCTATATGGCACTGGCACCCCAAGGTAAATGGGAGATTATGATGAGAGCTGAAATAGTACTTTTAGTTGTTTTTATGATTGCGTGTGTTCTCACTATAGGGTATCTTGAAGACCCCTGCACAACAGAGGGACTAATGCCGGGATGCACTAACTAAGGTGTCTGCAAAAAACAACATCCTCGTTAAAGGCGGTGATAGCATCGCCTTTAGTGTGCGTAGGAGTAAGAACTTGGCAGAAATTGATTACTACATTGGTTGGAATGTCAAAGATAAGACTGTGGTTTGTGACATATCAGAGGCCGATGAGAGGTATGACAACGCCATAAAAAATGGATATAAAGTTGCATTTTAGTGTATTTTTTGCTTGACAAACCCTATACCACATGGTATTATATGTATAGTGATGATGAGAAAAGAGGTTGAAATGGTTGAATTAGGTACAAAAATTATCGGTAACTTTGGTGCGATGATTCCCTTATCTTTCGGGAAGGTTGTCACGATTGAGTCATTTGAGGTTGGGCCTCGTGAGAGAGAGGTCAAGGTCGAGTGGGCCCACGGTTCTCACACTTGGATGATGGAGAGTGAGATAAACGCTGCCGTTGGTAAGTTGTCGGGGATTGGTTACTATACTGAAGAGGTGTACTATGAAAATGCCTAGTAAGAAAGAAGCTCTGATGAAGACGTTGTTATATGAAACTGCTGCTGTCATTCATGTGATTGACAAGGGTGCTGCTACGGTTGCGCTGGTTGAAGTTGAGAAAGGTGCGACTGAAGTGAGTAAGTTGGAAACCGCTTTTATGAAGACGAACAGCATCACTGATGCATGGTGGAACAACGAAGGTATTACCAAGATGTTTGATGGTAAGGCTTGTCGGAGCACCAGTGTTGGTGATATGATACTACTTGCGAGTGGTAAGAAGTTTAAGTGTGAAGCTACTGGATGGAGTGAAGTGTAATGACTAAGAACGCAAAACGTGAGAGGATTGATGTTGCAAAGTTGGGAGCACCCAAGGTGCCTGGCAATACTTGTCCCTCTATTGATTACGTTCAAGAGATTGTGATTCAACTCGCTCAGCGTGGTGATGATTGGTCCGTGAAACAGGCCGGTTACATCAATGACCTTCTTGAGTATGTTCGGGAGTCAAATGAAGAACTTCGCCGTTCATCTAAGTATTGGTATGACAAGTATAAGGAGGCCGTATAATGTGGGTCATAAAAAAGAGCAAAGCTGCGATACGCAGAGCTAATGAACTTTTTTCAGAAGGAAAGTTTAGTTACGACGAAGACAGTGGCAGTATTAGTGACCCAAAGGACTGTATGAAATTTGGATATCAATATCTTGAATGGGAGCCAGATGATGCAAGATGATGAAATTAAACTAATGGGTGCAGAAACAGCTCGTCTTTCTTCTGCAAAACCTAATGGCGTAAAAAAACTTGAGCCCGGTGAGAGAGGACACTCTAATAGAGATTTATCTCGAGCAGAAAAATTAAATCTGCGTAAACTCAAAAGTCTCACTGATGAGTTTGAATATCTGTCGAATAAGTTTAAAGGCAGTAAACCTAAATCTGTTCGTAACAGATTACAAAGACTAGAAATAGTTATTGAACTGAAAACAAAAATTTATAAGGAGGCATTGAAGAATGCTTAAAGCGTTGATGATAATCACTATGGTATCTGGTGCAGAGCATGTGGTCAAAATACCGACTATGGAACAGTGTATGGCAGAGTCGGTCCCTGTAAAGTCCCAGAATGATGTCGCTAGTGTGGCATGTGTCCCAAGAACTGATGAACCATCTGTGAAACTGCCGACAGAGCTCTTCACTCAGTTCATGGACTTATTCATGATGTTAGAGGAACAAAGAAAGTGGGGTTGTGAAGAGAGGTGCAAAAACTTTTGGAAGCCTGGTGAAGACTACTACCCACCGCAACCATAAATAATACTATGGTGACCTTGACCGATAGAGCGAAAAAATACATGCGAAGTGTTTCTCTAAACGGAGACAAAGTGGCGCTCACTGTCAAAGGTGGTGGTTGTTCTGGACTACAATATGTCTGGGGGTTGATGTACGATAATCCAGACATAGAGTGGTCAGAGCCAATAGATGATGTTCTGGTGGTTGACCCTCTTGCAGAGATGTATATTGCGGGTAGTGAGATAGATTATGTAACAGAGTTAGGCGGTTCATATCTTGCCGTCAAGAACCCAGTGCAAACCAGTTCATGCGGTTGCGGGGAAAGTTTTGGAGTGTAATCGTGTATGAGTATAATTGTAAAATAGTTAGAGTGGTGGATGGAGACACAGTTGATGTAGATATAGACCTTGGGTTTGGAATATGGAGACACAAAGAGCGTATACGCTTACACGGTATAGACACTCCAGAGAGTAGAACTAGAGATTTAGTTGAAAAGAAATTTGGGTTTCAGTCAAAAGAAATGGTAGAGAGTTATCTACCAGTTGGCTCAAACCAAAGATTAGTCACCGTCAAGGATGGTGCCGGCAAGTTCGGCAGGATACTTGGTAAATTTAAAATATATGATGCGAAGGTTGATAGGGAAACAACCTTAAATGAGTGGATGGTCGAAAATCACTATGCAGTGGCTTACCACGGTCAATCCAAGGAAGATATAGCAGATGAACATCTTGTCAATTATAAAAAGGTATTTGAAGAACTCGACATTACTGAAGGTGAGCTTGATACTTATATCAACTCTAAGTCTTAATGGTTGCATAGGTTTAACTCTTGCCGGAGCAGCTGTGGGTGGAGTTAACGCTATAGATAAAGAACACAGAATAAGTAAGATTGAGAAACAACTTGAAAAACTAATGAAAGAGAAAGAAGAAGAGTCTAAACCTTATGTCCCCTCGTATCACGACATGGACATATTAAAAGAAGGACTATAGAGGAAAACAATGGAGCCAAAATGGAGCAAACTGTGGGATAGCACATACAGAAAGATGTGTACGAAACAAGAGGTCACAGATAAGTTAGTTTCACTAGAAGACACTGGTGAAAACTATTATTTTGAGTATATATCAAGCGCCCCTTGGAGTGACAACACAGACGAAGCGTATATAAAAATTAAAAAAAGGATTGCTGTAGACTAAAAATTGGATTTTGTTATGGACAATATGATCAGAGTGTATGACGGTATTCTTGATAAAGAATTTTGTCAAAGGCTAATTGAAAAGTTTGAAGCGACAGATGATAAAACTGTCTGGAATGATTACAGGAAGTTTTCAGACACGCTTCTTTTAGAAAATGTGGATTATTGGAAAGATGAGATTCCAGTGTGTCTGGATGCGTTCACTCAAATCATTGAAAAATACAAGGACGATTTACCTTGGCCTGATGAACACAAAAAACTATTCCCAAAAGAGTATACCCTTGAGGGTATCAAACTAAAAAAGTATTCACCTAACGACATAGATGAGTTTCCTTGGCATGTGGACGTTACCACAGGGGAGACTGGTCTTAGATTTCTTGCGTTCTTCATTTACCTTGATGATAATGACGCTGGTGAAACAGAATTCATTGAAAATAAAACCACCACCATATCGGTGAAGTGTGTTGGCGGTAGAGCGATAATGTTCCCGCCTATGTTCCCTTGGGTGCATTGCGGTAGAAAACCTGTGAACAAACCAAAATATCTTTTACAGAGTTATTTGCACTATGTCATGCCTGATAAAGGTGACTCAAAACATGAACTAGAGTCTGAAGCCAGACGTTTGAATAAGGAGAAATGATATGTGGCAGATAGTGATAATAATGTTCTTACCAACACTGGGGGTAGAACAAGATGCAATCACGGTGACACACAATGAAGGTAAAGTTCTTGAGTTTGAAACAAAAGAAGTATGTTTGAAACATGTGTGGGCAAACGTAGACAAACTGAAAGAATTTGGTTCATCACAATTTGAAGGTGCGCCAGTAAAAGAGATAGGGTGCTGGGAAAAAACATGAAGTATACTTTCGTCGCAAGAGAGAATGATGACTTGGCCTCTATCTGCATAACTGATGGTGGAAAGTATCATGGTGTCATATACAAATACGGAGTGGTGAGTGTTGCAGAGGAGGAAAATGCAGATGGAACCTTGCCATTTCGTTTTGAATACGATATAGTTGATAACTATAATATACCGAAAGAAGAGTTCAACGAAGAGTTTTTTGAGCTTATTGGTGATATATTGGTTGATATTATTGAGAACCAAGAAGAGGATGTGGATGCAAACAATTGAGAAGACTATTCTTGCAAACTTAATACACAATGAACAGTATACAAGAAAAGTCCTGCCCTTCATCAAGGGCGACTATTTTTCTGACAGGACAGAGAGAACTGTCTTTGAGGAAATACAGAAATTTGTGGACAAGTATAACGACCTACCAAATCAAGGTGCGTTAGAAGTTGAGCTAGATAGTCGTAAAGACTTAAATGAAGATGACTATAAACGTGTTTTATCTGTAGTTAAGGAACTGCAAAAAGACGATAATGTGATTTTTGATTGGTTAGTGGAGACTACAGAGGACTTTTGTAAAGATAAGGCGGTATACAATGCGATTGTTGACGGAATTGCTATCATTGATGGAAAAGATAAAAAAAGAGGTGTTGATGCTTTACCTACAATTCTTACAGACGCCCTGGCTGTTGGTTTTGATAACCGTGTTGGTCACGATTATTTACATGACACTGACGCAAGATATGAGTTCTATCACAAGGTAGAGGAGAAGATACCATTTGACTTAGAGTTCTTCAACCGTATTACCAAGGGCGGACTACCACAGAAAACACTGAACATAGTTCTTGCGGGCACTGGTGTCGGTAAATCTTTGTTTATGTGTCATGTTGCGTCCAACTGTCTAAGTCAGGGTAGAAACGTCCTGTATATCACTTTGGAGATGGCTGAGGAACGCATTGCAGAGAGGATTGACGCAAACCTTATGAATATTTCTATTGATAGTTTGCATGAGTTACCTAAACAAATGTTTGATGATAAGATTGCATCTATCGCAAAGAAGACAAACGGTCAACTCGTCATCAAAGAATATCCCACTGCATCTGCACATAGTAATCATTTTAGGGGATTAATTAAGGAACTTGCGATTAAGAAGTCATTCAAACCAGATATCATCTTTGTGGATTATCTGAATATTTGTGCTTCATCTAGATTTAAGGCGAATGGAAATGTTAACTCGTATATGTACATCAAAGCGATTGCTGAAGAACTTAGGGGATTGGCAGTTGAGACAAACGTCCCGATTATGTCGGCTACACAAACAACAAGGAGCGGGTTCTCCAATAGTGATATTGGGTTGGAAGACACTTCAGAAAGTTTTGGTTTGCCAGCTACAGCTGACCTCATGTTTGCGCTCATTAGTAATGAAGAACTTGACGAACTAAATCAGATTGCGGTCAAACAACTCAAGAACAGATACAATGACCCAACTACCAATAAAAGATTTGTTATTGGTGTTGACAGAGCTAAGATGAGGTTGTATGATGTAGAGGGTGCAGAACAAGAGGGCCTTGCAGATTCTAATCAAGAGTCGTTTGCAGAGCCAGTGTTTGATAACACAGAATTTGGTGATGATTGGAAGATTTGACATGAATAGTAGATTAGATATACATGATAATGTTTTAGAGGGTCACATAGCAGAATTGATTTTTATGCAGATGAAAGATGTGTATTGGAGGTATGACTACAACTCTAAAAAGGGAGAGGTCAATAAACACTGGCATGTCTTTTGTGGTGAGACAGAAGAACAAGCTATGGAGAATGGTTTTGATTGGTTAGTGCAGTTGTGGCAGACTATCTTTTATAAATATGATTTTAAGAACACTTACACTATTGAAAGATTCAAACGCATATACTTGAACGCCCATACTCATGGTATAGAGCCACATGAACACACGGATGACGGTGACTTTACCATGATATACTATCCTCGTCTAGATTGGCAAAAAGACTGGGGTGGTGGAACAGTCGTTGGTGGTGAACTGGTTCCATACGTTGGAAATAGACTGATTGTATTTGACGCAAAAACACCTCACCAAGCAATGCCGGTGTCTCGTCAGTGTTATGAGTTGAGAAGTGTTA